TTAGGACGCAATATTATCATAAATCGTGATTGATTTATCCATAGTATTAATTTGTGTAATTACTTTATGAACCTTTTCATCTTCAGTATAAATATCTTCTTTAATATTGTACTTAAAGTATACGAGTTGTCTATTTGTTGCTTTATCAACAATGATTATATCTTTTGAAAAGTAGTTACAAGTTATATCGAAACCAGTTTCATTAATAATATTCCAATTAAATAATTTCATATATAATCTCCTTATAAGTATTTAACTATTTCTTTCTGTGTACTGGGGTATAAATGACCGTATCGGTTATATACTTCATTACTATCAGCATGGCCTAAACGCTGTGCTATTACCATGATACTTGCACCATGATTGACTAGCATAGACGCATGGCTATGTCTTAACTCATGAATTACAATTCTAGGGAACGTCTGACCGTCTGGAAGTTTGTCATCTAATACTTTTAATGCTGTAGTGAACCAACGATCAATGGTAGACTCGCTATAAGCTTTGAAGAATGTACCAAATAACACGTAGTCATCTTTATATATGTTATTCTCTTTATACCAATTTAAATAATCTTTAATATCATTCATCATGTGAGTGGGCAAGTATATATCACGTATGGCTGATTTTGTTTTAGGGGCTGTCACTTCACCGTGATAGTCCGTTTTGTTTATATGAATAAATTCATCATCAAAGTTAATATCACGCCATGTGAGTGCTCTAATTTCGCCCTTACGTGCACCAGAATAAAACAAAAGCTTGAAGAATAACTTTTGTTGTTGAGTAGCTAATGCATCATAGAATTGATTAAATTGTTCTAGTGTCCAGTAGTTAAGACGTTTCCGTGATTCTATTTCAAAGTTGCCTACAAGTGACGCTACATTTTGCTTTAGATCATGAAACTTCATAGCATGGTTAAGTAACGATACTAAATACACATGCATTTTCTTTAAGTAATCTCCAGAGTGTCCCTCTTTTAACTTCTTATTTTGGAACTTCATCACATCTTGTGTTGTCATATTAAACACGTCCATAGACTTGAAATAAGGTAGCAAATGATTATTTGCATGTGTCTTTAATGCTTTTACACTAGATGACTTACGACGTGCTGAATACCACTCTGTATACTCTTCTACGAGTTTATCAAAGGGAAGTTTGTTAATTTGTCCGATACCCTCTAACTCGTCCATAACCTCATTGCATTTCTTTACTGCTTCTTTACGTTGTTTAAAGCCAGTACGCTTAATCTCTTTACGTGTATTCGTCTTATCATAGTAAGTGATACGAAAATAATAAGTGCCACGTTTAGCGTCTTTATATATGTTGTGGGAGATGTTTAAGTTATGTTCTATAGTAATCACCTACTTGATATTTATGTATTCTTTTAAAAATTTATCGAAATCATTTAAGATTTCTTGATAATATTCATTGTTTTGAGAATTTTTATTATGATATAAATTTGAAATTAGTTGACCTAGTTTAATAATAAAATCTGTCGAATAATATTCATTTTCATTCACATCATTCATCTCAGTAATTAAAAAATTATAAGTATGTTTTAAATATTGAATTTCATCGAACTCTAATTTTTTGTTTAGTAAATTTATATAGTTATCCTTTATCTCTGTTTCATTATCATTTGATATATTTTCTATCATATTTGATAGGACTTTTTTTGCACTTCACGTGGTGTATTAGGTAATTCAGATAATGATGGTAATAATCCAGAAAGATTTAATGGAAGATATCAAAAATAGATTAGATACATTAACCGAACAAGCACAACAAGATTATAGCAATCCTCAATCTGAAATGTTAAAGCGCCAAGATCTATCAGCCAAAATTGATTTATTAGATAACACTGAAGTTATCGCAATAATTGTAAACGCTAGTGCTACTAATACGATGGTATATGAAGTGAAGTTATTCCAAGATGTCATCAATAAGCGATTTACTGAAAGCGAAAAAAATAAAGTAGCCATGAGTTTTGAAACATTGATACAAAATGTTTTATATCCAGAGCGTAACAACGATGAATATGCTCAATTGGAGTATAACTATAACGTGATTAATCAAACGGGAATGGCAAACAGTGGTGTGGTTGTAACAGAAAATGAGTACGGTTCAGTGGATTTCAAAACAATTAATGACCGATACACTGACACAATCAATAGTGTGACAAAATAATCAATTTAACGCCTATCCTTTATTGGGGTAGGCTCATTCTATATTATTGGGGGTATTATCGTGCAGGAACGTACTAATGAATCATATCAACAAACAAAGATATCTGAATATGAGTTATTAACAAAATATAATCCTAAATATATTAATTCTAAAATTAAGACGGCACAGTCACATATTGATGAAATGTATCACTTAAGCACATCAATAACAACATGTGACGATATTATGGGTGTTATTTCTGTATCTTATCCCGTTGATAATTTAGTGATATGGATTAGTGAAACTAAAGATAATTTGAAACGTTTTAAAGATGATTCAGCAATGCGATTGTATTTATTAAAACAAATACTCAATACCTATTCACAAGAAGAGCAACGGCAGGTTGTTAGATATATGCAATCACATGGACGTATCAAGTCACATGAGCTCATTGAACGTTTGCAGGTAGATTTATACAACATTAGTCATGATAAGCCTTTAACAAAGGCTAATGAGCCACAACATACAATGGTGGTGTGATTATGTTTGTTGGTGATAAGGAGACACTGAAAGACTTTATATTAAACTACCATAATAATGTGGATGATGATTATAAGGACGTATCAACTAATGAATTCTTTACGTTAAATGATGATGTAGAAGAATATGCATATCAAACAATTAATGCAGATGAACATATATTTATGAATGAGCTAGATATATTAGTTGATCGTATTGCGGATTTTAGAGAATACAATATTTTCATGTTTCTGTGTAATGGACGTACATTTAATGATATAGCTCAAATACTAGAAATGTCTAAAACAAGAGTCCAACAGTTATTTGATGGTTTACTAAATAAAATAATAAAACAAGGAGCGTGATTCAATGGACAAATTAACGCCAAAACAAGAGCGTTTTGCGAATGAGTATATAAAGACACTCAACGTTACTCAAAGCGCTATAAAGGCAGGATATAGCCCGAATTCAGCACATGTAACAGGTAGTAGATTACTACGCAAAGAGAAAGTGGACGAATACATTAAAAGTAAGAAAGACGAGATTACGGACGATACTATTTTATCAGCTAAAGAGTTACTGTATTTATTAACTCAAGCAGCAATAGGTGACGAGACGGAAACTAAAGAAGTTGTAGTAAAGAAAGGTACATTTGAACGCAATCCAGACAGTGGAAGAATGAACCTCGTATATAATGAGCATGTGGAAACAGTAGATGTACCTATCAAGCCTAGTGATCGCATGAAAGCTCGCGATTTGCTCGGTAGATACCATAGCTTATTTACTGAGAAAGTGGATATGAATGTGGCAACACCTGTATTTATTGATAGCATTGAGTAAAGATAAAAATTAAAATTGTATAATTTAACCCATCAGCATAAGTGTTGGTGGGTGTTTTTATGTAGGAAATAAATATATAACTACTACCTTTGAAGGTGTACGTAGGTTAATATTAGGAGTATATAAATTGAAAGGGGAAAGCTATGAACTTATGGGAATCTAGAAGAAGATAAATTAGATTATTACTATCACATAGTAAATAAAAAGTTCTTTGGAATATATGATGTTTTAAAATCAATGCATAATGATGTTTTAAATGAATGGAGATTAGATAGAGAAATAGAACATAATGATGAATCCTCTTTCTTTAAAGCATTGAAATTTCAAATTGGTGATGAAAAAGTGGTTTTTATAAGAGGCACACAGAGGTTATGTAAAGATATAGTTTATACATATTGCAAAGTACTAGTTCATAGAGATAATGTAAATGACATGTACGAATTAACTGATAATTATAATGCTGAAAAATATTGGTTTGAATATAACGCTCAGTACGCAATTAGACTGATTAGCACCTTAAATGACTATTTATATAGATATATAAACTTAGTAAATCAGTTTGAAATCAAACCCAAAACTACGTTTAAAAATGATGTAGTGAAAAAATTAAAAGAATATAAAAAAAGAAGTGTAGTTGTAGCATTGAGAAAAAATAGCGACCTATTAGATAAGTATAGAAACGATATTACGCATAATTATAATGTTTTTATAAATGGAGCACTAAAAGTTACAAAAGAAAAAATACAGAATTTGTAGGCAGAGAGAAGAATGATATAAATTCTATTGATCAATTTATAAATTATTTTGAAGAATTTATTATTTTTATAGTATTAAAATATAAAAATATATAAAGAGAACTCAAAAGATAATAAGCTGGGGGATTAAAATGAATGAATTTTTGACTATCGTAAGCTCTGGGGCATTTGCTGCATTAGTAACTGGTGTATTAAATGTTAGAAATACTAATAAAACAGTACATGCACAGGTAGTTGCAAAAGCAAGACACGATTGGATACAGGAAGTTAGAAATTTGATGAGCGAATACCTAAGCGAAATAGAAGATATTAAGTATAACATTAATAGGGAGTATCAAACTAATGGGAGTAGTTTTTCTCTTCCTGTAATAAATCAGAGTAATTATAAGTTTAAAAGCTTATCCATATTAAAAAATAAAATTTCTTTGCACTTTGGCCAAACTAAGACATATAGAACATGGTGGTTTTTCGAAAAAACAAAAAAAGATGAAGATAATATACATTTTAACGAACTTATGGATAAAGTGAATAATGATATGGAAAGTTATATTAATTTAGTTTTTAAATTAACTGATAATGAATCTGTAAGTAAAAAGGATATGGATTTAGCTTATGATAAAGTAACTATGAGTTTGTATTTGTTAAATGGCGAAACTTCAAATTATCTTAAAAGCGAATGGTATAAGACTAAAAAAATGAAATGATAGATAATTAATAAATCTGAATTAAAAGCGCAAAAAAGGCATAATTTTGATGATAAAGGCAGGTGTATGAACAGTAGTATAATCAGATTTATTCTTTGCCACAAATTCATCTTATTTTTTCAATTTTAACATTTTACAAACAACTAATTAGACAATTTAAACATTGCTATGACAATACTTATAGCGACTTAAATAAGCATTCATAATCATTTGTTATTACATACTTACACGGTGATCAAAAAAGGGCAAAAAATGGCATAATATTGAAATAAAGGGAAAAGATATGAATTACCACACAGACAAGTTAAATGTCTCATCTTAAACGCTACTTACAAAGTGGCGTTTTTTGACAATTAGAAAGTTAAAAATAATAAGGGTACGGTGGTGTACCCTAGAATTATTAAGTTAGTAAATAAATTTTTTCATCTAATTTGCTGTAATCTATAGTGCTAATATTATTTTCATGAAGAAGGTTTTTGTTCTGTTCATTAACTTCTTTATTCATATCATTTAAAATAAATATAAATTCATTTGGACGATGTCTTTTTATTTTTTTAGCTTGTATAGCGTCTGTTACTTTTGATTTTATAATCATAGGATTGTTAGGATGAGAAATGGCATTGATAAATTTTTCTTTTTGATTTTTCTTAGCACTTATAAAAAAGTCGAAACTATGAACAACACCGCTTGTTCCTACAATTGGTAAATCTCTTCCGTAAGAAATGTTATGTTCATCTAATTTATTAGCGACATCTTCTGAAAATATGTTTTGAACTTTAGGTTTAGATAGTATATACATATCATTAACGAATATAAGACATTGTAATAGGTTATGTTTAGATTTATTAAAGGTTTTAAAATTAGCTTTAACATAAATTTCATGTGTTATATCATTATATTTAACACCGTAAGCCGAAAGATGTTCTTCGAATATTTTTTTACGTTTCTTCGATTTATTTATGAAAATACCATTATTTTCCAAACCAAAAATTGTATAACCATCATCTGTTAAAGTAATTAAATCACGAGTCTGATCATATAAAGCATATATTATCAAATTATCTAAAGTGTTATCTTTAAAAGGAGAGTCTATTCTAACTACATTATTTGACAAATTAGAAAACTCTAATTCTTGGTTGTACCATTCAAGATATTCTTTTTTTAATTTATTAGCATCAAATGTAGTCATGATATCCCTCCTTTCACTCTAGTTCTTTTACATTATTATAGTCTAAAAAAGATATATAAGCACTATAAACGTTATAAATATCTGGAAAGTCTGCGAGGTTGATTTCATAAGCAAACTTGTCTTTTTTATCAAATAAATTATTGTAAATATGAATATGACTTTTAGGGGCAACTGTTCCGTCTGGGTTCTCGTGTTCGCCACCGTTGACATCTATTCTAACCAGTGTTTGATGAGTATCTTCAAATATAATTGAAATTGAAAACCTATCTCTTTCTATATTTCCTCTTTTTATCGTCAAAAAATACCTTATCCCTAATTTAAAGCTTACTATTTCTTGTCTTTCGTTAATTCTACTAGCCACCAATGTTTTTAATGCATTTTCGTCAATATGAGTTGTCGGATATTTCAATTCATTTATCAATGATTTTACATGTTCATCATTAAGCTTGTGTAAATCAAGTTTTTCCATCCCTCAACCTCCTTATTTATATTAAAGCGCCACTAGGACGCTAATAATTAATTTGATGCAACTTATAAACTCGTAACGGCTCAAACTGAATAACGTAATTACCATGTCGAATATATAAATAATTTTATCATTTTACTAATTTAAAATGTATAATGTATAAAAAATTTTAAGTTATTAATTATTTTAAGACGCTTAGCTTACCAATGCAGAATTTAGGGGCAGACTTGCAAAAGAAAAAGATTAATTATAACAATCACCACTCCTTTTTATAATAAAGAAGTGTTTTTTTTAATACGCTGAGAAACGTCATGTGTTGCAGGGAGTAATGAGTATGTACGTTAATAGTAAATATGGAGTCTCGAATTATAACACTTTTACAGTTATAAGAAAAAAATTATTTCGACCATTGTATAAATAGTTGTAAAATATAAACATGCCATTTCCATAAATTGAAGTATTTATGGCTGTTTTTGTATAGATATAGTAATCTTATAGATTAATTTAAATTAAAAAACCCACTTTTCGTGGGTTTAGTTTCTGTAGTGAGATTTTGTTTCTGACCATGTTATAATTGGAATAATTATAAAGTAAAAGCTGAGCATACCAATAGTAATCACCATTGGTAAGTCTAAACATTTTAAAGCTGATGATAGTTCGTGATTAAATAGGAAAATATAGTTTGCCATGAAAATAATACCAATGATATTAAAAACAATTACGAAATACTTTTCTGCAATATCACCAATTGTGCCTAAAGAAAACGATGTATGCCTAGTAGTTACATTGATCGCTGTTATTATAAGTAGAAAAATAAAGAAATATACGAGAAATTCATATATAGGGTATAAAGAGACATTCAATAAATTTAACCATTTCCACGAGCCTATTTCTTTGAATATAGGTAATTGAAAGTGGTTGCTTTTAATGATGTGAAAAAATAATAATATAAACTTAAAAATAGCAATCAAAGACAAGGAGTGAAATATCTCTATGATTCTTGAAGAGTTTAATAAACTCCAAATATTATTTATGGTTGATTCTTTTTGTTTATCTTTGTATGCATAGTGGCTAGCAATTGTGTTTAAACTTCTATCAATATTTTTTAAATTATAGTTTTCCATACTTTATTGCCTCTTTTCATTTGGTTTTGAAAATAATAAGTAAAATAATACGTCAAAAATTATGAGAGATGTAAGTGTGTTATTCCAAATTTTCAAATGGGATTTTAAGATATCAAAATCAATCATAGGAGAAAATCCGTAAGTAAAAACACTAATTATTAATGCAAAAGAATAAATGAGTATTTTAAAACTTTTAGAACTAAGTAAAGAATTATTAGTAAGTTTTAAAATCAAGAATTGAATAGAATATATGAAAATAAAAGTTATAAAATACATAAGATATAAAAATCCGTAATATGCAGCTTTAACTTCGCCTAAACCTGTATAAAAACCATCTAATAAGGCTATAATAAAAACTAATGAGATACCTATTGAGTATATAAGTACCATAGTTTTTATTAATCTTTTGTTTTCTTGATTTAATTTATGACGTTTGAACCAAATATATGAAATGTTGGGAATGTGAAAAAAAAGCGCTAATAAAATAGGTATTAATATGAAAATATTGAAATATAGCATAGTTTTATTTCCTTTCAATTTTAAATATAATTTGCATTAATTATATAATATTTGTAAAGTTCTCGATATAGAAAAAGAATCTGATTTGAGATTTAGTAGTAAAGGATAGAAATTTGCCACAAATTCATCTTGTTTTTTCAATTTTAACATTTTACACACAACTGACTAGACAATGTAAACGTTGATATAACAATAATTATAAAGACTTTTAAATGTAATGATAAACGTTTTAATGAACTCCCGCCGTCTCCATTATGTAGCCTGCAACCCATGTGGTTGTGGGCTTTTTGTTTTTGGGTCCACAAAAAGTGCACAGCACATAAAAAACATACTAAGATTAGCTATGAAGAAATCTATGACGATAGATTTTTTCATAGCTATTTTTTATAGTTATAGAGAGGAGTAGACTGTCCAGACTCTTGGATTTTAAATCCGTAAAAAAACAAGTCAGCTTTACTCTCACCTTTTGAAATTCGTTTGTAGTATGTTGGGTTCCTGAAACCGTGTATAGGAAAATGAAATGAGAAAGGTTAAGTAAAGTTTTTAGCTTCTCAACTATTCAAAGGAGGTTTTTTTATCGATTACTTAGGTGTTGATATTAGTAAAAGGCGTAGTGTAGTTGCACATTATAAAAATGGAAAATTCCAAAAAACGTTTTTCATCCAAAATAATAAAAATGGCTACAATTATTTACTCAAGTATTTGAATGACTTAGACCACCCACAACTCATTTTTGAATCTACAGGTATCTATTCAAGAGGTATGGAACGATTTTGTTGTGTAAATCAAATTAACTATATTCAAATGAATCCGTTAGAAGCCAAATTTAAAACGAGCGCTCTAAGATCATGGAAAACTGATCAGGCAGATGCTCATAAGCTTGCTTGTTTAGGACCGACGCTCAAACAAACAGGCAGCTTACCTATACATGAGTTAATATTTTTTGAATTAAGAGAACGCGTCCGTTTTCATCTAGAAATCGAAAATGAACAAAATCGACTTAAATTTCAGATTCTCGAATTACTCCATCAAACATTCCCTGGTTTAGAAAGATTATTTAGTAGTCGATATTCAATCATTGCACTCAACATCGCAGAAATCTTTACTCATCCAGACATGGTTCTTGATATAGACAAGGATGTATTTATTACACATATATTCAATTCTACAAATAAGGGAATGTCAATGGATAAAGCTACAAAATATGCACTTCAATTAAGACTGATTGCTCAAGAAAGCTATCCTAATGTCGATAGACATTCCTTTCTAGTCGAAAAATTACGCTTACTTATTCAACAGTTAAAACAATCTATTCATCATCTCAAACAATTAGATGATGCCATGATTCAATTAGCACAACAACTCGATTATTTTGAAAATATTCATTCGATACCTGGTATTGGTAAGCTAAGCACAGCTATGATTATTGGAGAGATTGGTGATATTAAGCGATTTAAATCAAATAAACAACTCAACGCTTTTGTAGGCATTGATATCAAACGATATCAATCAGGTAATACACACTATAGAGATACCATCAACAAGCGTGGTAATAAAAAAGCGAGAAAAATTTTATTTTGGGTGATTATGAATATAATAAGAGGGCAGCATCATTATGACAATCATGTCGTCGATTATTACTACAAACTAAGAAAGCAGCCTAATGAGAAACCTCATAAGACTGCCATCATTGCTTGTATAAATCGATTATTAAAAACGATTCATTATCTGGTAATGAATCATAAATTGTACGATTATCAAATGTCACCACATTAGCCAAACGTACAATCAAATACAGTTTAACACCTTATTCAAAAAAATTAAAATGAACGGTTTAGTTAAGTAGTGCTTATTTTAATTATAAGTACTTGACTAATCGTAGGAACGAGGCTGGGACATAATTCCTAGCAAAATAGCCAGTAAATGAGTTTTCATAAATTCATTTACTGGCTTCTTTATTATTTGTATAAAGAAAACCATGCGCTATGCGTATGGTTCAGAAAAGGTTTTACCGTTATCTAAAAAAACATCTCATCATGCTAGAATATATATTGGTCAGCCAACCAAAATATTCAACACGAGGAGATGCTTTTTAATGTCATCTGACACAAACAGTTTAGCGCATACAAAATGGAATTGTAAGTATCACATAGTCTTTGCACCAAAATATAGAAGACAAGTGATATATGGAAAAATCAAAAGAGATATTGGAGTTATTTTACGTCAACTATGTGAAAGAAAAGGCGTAGAAATAATAGAAGCAGAAGCATGTAAAGATCATATTCATATGTTAGTTAGTATTCCACCTAAATTAGGAGTATCATCATTTGTTGGATATTTAAAAGGTAAAAGCAGTTTAATGATTTTTGATAGACATGCTAATTTAAAATATAGATATGGAAATAGAAAGTTTTGGTGTAAAGGATGTTATGTAGATACAGTAGGTAGAAATAAAAAGGTAATTGAAGATTACATTCGTAATCAATTACAAGAAGATATCGTTGCAGATCAAATTTCAATGGAAGAAAACCTAGATCCCTTTACAGGAGAAGAAATTAAAAAAGACGAAAAAATAGTACCCCTTTAGGGGTGCTGGGAAAGTAGTGCAGTTGGCTGACCTATCAGTGCCCTTTTAGGGGTGGCCAGTAAGAAAGGCTTATAGCCGTAGAACAAACCACCCGTTCATACGGGTGGTTTTGATTTTACAATACTTAGTATTGTTGGCTCGCTTTCTTAGGGGGCAGCTTCAGCCTGTAGTCTTCAACTTGTCCTGTTCCATCAAGTTATTCAAAACTGACTGAGGCCGAAGATAAGATTCGTTAAATTGATCAGCTTCTTTTGCATTATTTTGATCAACCATTTTCAGCCATTTATTATTTCCAACTGTATTCGGGTTAATTTTTTTTAAGGTAGTGTCTCTGTAAATAGCTGCATTTAAAATTTTATCTGGATTAGTTTCAATTTCAATATCATTGGTACCTAAATATATATCAGTGGTAATATCAGCTTTTGGGTTCAATTGCTATCTTTTTATCTGATGGATGTATATTATAAACACTATTAGCTAGTTCGTGATATGTGTTATTTTTAGTATGAAGATTGTCCGTTATTTCACCTCAAAGGAATGATTTTTTAAATAAAAATAATTTTAATATTTATTATATTAATTGTTGGAGACGTCTATTTAAAGATGAAACATGAAAAAATAAAATATTATGACAAATAAAAAGAAAAAATAGTAATTTATATGAAGTACAATGTTAAAGGTTATAAAGAAATAAAGTTTGAGGAACATAAAGAAAATCCTTTAGATGGATTTGTTATTACAGGTTATATAAATAATGACAATACTAATACTTTTTCAGCACATATGTGGTCTAAAGATGATTATCAATTTGAATATCTCTCATCATATAGTGATAAACTGGATAGAATGATGATAAAAAACCCAAAAACAGTTTCAGAAATAAAAAAGAACAATCTAATAAAAGAGATAAAAGGATGGGTAATTGATTAGTGCTATTTTAATGGAGACTCTTATGCTGAGATACTGGATGCATGAACCTTGTATATAACGAGCATGTAGAAACCGTTGATGTACCAATCAAGCCAAGTGACCGTTTAAAAGCTCGTGATATGTTGGGGAAATACCATAAGTTATTTACTGATAAGCAAGAAATTTTAGGAGACGTGCCTATATTCATTAATATAGGTGAATAG